GTTCCTGTTGTACCAATGCGCACATCACAATTGATCAACTTGGTCATGATCGCAGTCAGTGACTTGGCTTTAAACGTATGTGCTTCGTCACCGATGATAAAATCAAATTGTGTGAAATATTTTTTAGGCATGTCATAGATTGACTGCCATGTAGAGATAATCAAATCACTATCTGGTATCTTACTCTCGCCACCATAAATCTTCTGACAATACTTCTCGACATCCCAGCCGTTATTGCTGGAATAATTCTTAAAGTCAGAATGCATTTGTGTAACCAGATTAATCGTAGGAACAATCAATAATCCGCGCTTCTTACCTGTGTTCAACAGGTGGCGAATCATCATGTAGATTATAAGCGACTTCCCTGACGCGGTTGGTGATACGAGTACAGTTCTTTTCTTTGTAAGTCCGACGCTAGACGCAAGTAACTGATAATCTCTTGGCTCCATTGGAAGCGAGAGAGCAGTTGATAGATTCTTCGTGTCGATCGGAAAGACTTCCTTGTCTTCATCTAAGACCTCAATGGTGTAATTATGCTGCTTGCAGAAAGTCTTTATATAGCCAACAAGACCTGCATAAATTTGCTTTGTGCGCAAATTAAGCAAACGAATTTTACCATCCCAGTGTCGATTCCTAAATGCTGGACTGAATTGGTATCCTGGAGTTGAGAACGTGAAAAACTCAGACATCTCCTGAAGAATGGAATCTTCAGCATGAACCTGAACATAGATGTTATCGGTTTTCTCAACGACAACGTGCTCAATTATCATCTAGCACCTTGAATGAACTTCTCCCATCCCATGTATTCTTTTAACTGCCATGTACGATTGTTAAGTTCTTTCATGACATTGGTGCAGAACGCAGCAGACTCTTCATGGTATGCTTTCTTGCGCTTGAGTTTAGCAAGATCATCATCGCCATCAAGATAGACTTGGATGTCAGATTTGAGAGTAAAGCGAAATGGTTCCCAACCAAGTTTATCCAATTCATCTTGGTCTAACTTGCCGTTGTAGTACATCCATTTCATACGCTTGAGTTTGTCATACTCCAATCCTGCTCTCTTTGCAGCAAGATTGTGGAGTGACAAGTATTTGTTGTATTTGTTATGAAGCAAAGGGATGCGGAGAATTTCTTTTCCAGGTTCCGTAATATCAACTTCGGAATCCCTTTCCCATTGCAACATTAATTCTTCGAGCGGTGGAGTTTCTATTTTCATGCCAATAATATACTATAATTCAACTCAAAAAGCAACCAAGACAATAGTTGACAATCGTTGATTAGTTCGTTATAATGACTATGTCTGGTTTTAACGAAACTACAATATTTCTACATCATACCAAGTAAATCTAAAAGATACTTGACAAGTCATTGTTGTTTCGGCGTTGTCAGTCACGCTAAATTCTAGAGAACCAAGATATGTTGGAAACATGTCATGGAACTTCACGCGAAACCTTGGATTATTTTTATTTGAGTAAATTGTTAGAGTTCCGTCAGTGTAAACTACTGGACGTCTGTTGTTAGCAAGGCTTTGCTCGTAGCCAGATTTAGTGTTTCTTGCTAAATCACGATATTCTTTAAAGTCTGTTGGGAAAGTTGCACCGCGAATCCAATTGTGCATCTCTAACCATGTGCTCATGTCCTCGTTAATCAGGAACTGAACATTAAACGCATCATAAATTGCTTTTTCGCCTGGATGAAAAACATCAATGAATGGCGTGAATCTCTGAACTTCAGTCAAGGAGATTCCTGGAAGGGATGCAGTTTGACAAAAATAAGTTACATTTGGCATGCGATCAAATACCATTTGAAACTTGTGTGGTTGTAACAAATCGGTATTGATCGGATTTCTTGTTAGAATTGTCATCTAGTAATTCCGTAGATCGATATAATTTTATTTAGGGAAATAAAAAGGGGTGGATTCTTTCGAATCCACCCCGAGTCACTTTGCCTGATTATTTTTATAAGTTTGGCAAACTATTACTGGTTGATATTCAACACTTGGAACTTACGGTAGTATACGTTTGTACCGTCTGTTAGAGCACCAAGACCAGCTGCTGTTGCGAATGGGTTTGCAACGAGACCATAACGTGTCTTGAAGCCGACCTTTGGCTGGTAAGTTGTTGGATCAACTGCACGTACCATCTGTAGTGGGACGTATGGGCAGTAGAACAAGCCAGCGTCATAAGGTGTTACACCCTTATAACCAACAACAACATAATCTGCGCCAGCGACAGAATATGGGTCAACATAGACTTTGATGCGTCCGAAGAGCACACCAGCGAATGTGTTGCCTGTATCGTCTACAACGAGATTTGTATTGTTTGTTAGTGCTGAGTTGTAATCGAGAAGACCTGTCATTGCAAGAGCTGATGCAACATCGGTTGAAACGATGATCATGTTACCCTTACCGCGACGTGTGTCTTTTGCGATCTTGTTTGCAGCTTGTTCGATACGGAATAGAAGTGACTTGTACTTCTCAACCTGCCAACGACCAGATGTGCCACCTGCATCTCCGATTACGGAGCTTGAAAGGTTAACAACATTTGCCGTTACGCCAGTTACACCGACGTTTGCTGTTGCATAGATTGTACGAACAACTTCGCGGTTGATTTCAGCAAGAATTTCAGTTGACAAGATATTTGTCAATTCTGTTTCTGCGTCGAGACCGTGAACTGCCTTGAGGTCTTGTGCAAGTTCGAGCGTGTATGATGCTTGCAAGCCACGTGAATTGGCTGTAACAGCAACGCGATCGATCTGGAAGCCCATATATGCGAGTGTTGCATCTTCGGCATAGGCTGTTGTGAAGCCATGACCTGTGTTTGCAAGACCGTAGATTGAGCTGTTTGCATTACCTGGGTTGACAGCTGTGCTGAATGCAGTCACTGTACCATTACCAGAGTGAGTGTTTGCTTCCTGGAATAGTGCTTCACCAGCGCGAGCAGATGCACTTGCGAACACTGATCGCATTGCGAAGATCAAACCTGTTGGACCTGTCATTGGCTGAACGCCGCAGATGTCATAAGCCATTAGGTTTGGCATAGAACGACGAACGAGTCCGATTAGAACTGGATCGAAGCCTGTAACGCCAGAGTTTGCTGCGCCTGAAAGACCACTGATTCCTGCTGTTCCCATGGCATTAGCTGGTGATGCTTCCCATAGGTTTTGCATTGAACGTGATTCTTCTTGTAGGGCACGCTCTTGATTTTCTAGAACGAGTGCAGTAACTGCGCGCTTGTAAGGGTCGCTGATTCCTGGGAGTTCTGGGTGATCAAGAACTGGTGCCCACTTCTTTGCATATGTTTCGTTAATATACATGATAGTGTTTCCTCAGTTAATTGAATTAGGCTTTTGGAGCCGTTTTAGAGATTGATTTAACATAACGAGCCATGACAGAGTTTGTTTGTTCTACTTCAGGTTCTTCATTAAGCATTGCTTGCTGAATTTCCTTTACCTCACTTCTCACTTGTACTTTAGTTGGGAAGTAGTTCTCGCGTAGTACAGCGAGTTTTTCTTCAAAATCACCTTCTGCGGTGAACTCCACACTCTCTGCGAGTGATTTCATTTTTTCTGCTTGAACTAGTGTAAGTCCTTCGCAGAAATTATTAATTGCTTTTTCTTTCTTAACAGTGTTAAGTTCTTCTTGAAGATCGGCAATTGCGAGTTCTTGTGCCCCAATATATTCTTGTGCTTGAGTGCTTAGATCTGCAAGTTCTGTTGCAAGTGTTTCTGCAACATCAACCTTCTCTTCAGGAATTTCGATGTAATGTTCTTGGAATAGAGCGCGTAGACCAGAGATGAAGTCTTCAGCGAGTTCTGAACGTAAACCTGTTTCGATAGCAACTTGATTTTGTGCCATCCACTGATCGACAACATAGTTGAGATATTCATCAACTTGTTCAGTTAGTTCGCCCTTCATATCTTCATATGCATTGGCAAGAACTTCTTCGTTGTCAGCCATTACTTGCTCTAGAATTGCTTCAACACGTGATGTTACAGCTGATTCAAAGATCAAAGTTGCTTTGACACGGAAATCTTCTGAGAGTGATTCACCGTTGAATAGAGCATCAACGTCTTCTCTCATATTACCTTTATATTGATTGACTGTTTCTTTGATTGAGTTCTTTCTTTGTTCTTGAATTTGCTCATCAGTCAAACCGTCATTTAAATCATCAATCATTTCATATTGTTCTTCATGTTCTTCTGACATTGTCTGTCCCTCATTTTTTGGTTTTCCAGAGCGATCAGTCCCTGGTTTCCAGCCAAGTTCTTTTGCCTTGAATAAATTTCCTAATTTATTTGCAACACCTGCAAGTTCATTTGGAATTGCTTTTCTTAAACGTGTCTTTTCACCAGTTGCGGTTCTCATCAAACCCTTACCAGCTTGTGCTGGTTTTGCTGGTTGTTGTGATTGGATATCTTGAACATCTTTATCAAGTTGATCAAGCATAGATTTACCGTAATCGTTTTCTGCTTGCTCAGGTGCTGCTGGTTCTTGAGCAGGTTCAACTGCTGGAGCTGCAGCTGCTGGAGCAGCTTTCTTGGCTCTTAGTTGATTCAAAAGATCCATATTTCCTTGTGCAGATTTTGGTCTATTCTTATATGCTTCTGGATCCAATTTACGAATCTCAGCGCCGATCTTACCATACTTTTGCTCATCGCTCATTGCAGCTGGTTTAGATGGTTTAACTGGTTTATCTGGTTTTGCTGGAGCATTAGAACCTGTTAATGCATCTACTGCTTTAGATGCGCCGTAACCAGCAGCAACGCCAGCGGCAGTTGCTGCAGCGGCTTTACCTTTACCGATTCCACCAGCTGGTCTGGCAGCTGGTCTGGCAGCTGGTCTGGCAGCTGGTGTTCTACCTCTACCGCCTGCACCTCGTGCACCTCGTCCGCCTCTTAATAGATTTAATCTGCTTTCCATCAATGAATCAATGTACTCAGCTTCTTCATCTGATAATTGATCAACGATGATTGCAGCTTCTTCCTCTGAAAGAGTTGAAAGATGATCGATAAACTCAAGAGCATTTTGCTCAAGTAGTGACTCTTCTTCGTTTGTTTGTTCAATTTCCATTGATTCACCCATTGTGCCTTTTTTATTGAAGTGACGTTGTAATGCAAGATTTGCTTCTGCAGAACCTGCTTTAAATTTACCTTTACCCAGAACTGAATCAACTTTTGATTGATTGAGTCGATCTGATTTTGATGCAAACATTCCACCGCTTGATGATGCAAGATTTGCTCCAACAGAACCTTGTTGTTTTGGGTTAGCAGCAGACTTTGCTGCAGGTTTAGCAGCAGGTTTTGCAGCTGGTGTTGCAGCTCTTGCTGCTGGAACCATATTAGATGCTAGAGAAGCAACTCTTCTTGCTGCACCACCAGCAACGTTTCTAGCAGCTCCAGCGACGTTTCTAGCAGCTGCTGAAGCGGTATCACGTACAGCCCCTGCGGCATTTGCTAATCTTGCTTCGCCTTTGTCGTTGTATAGTGCTTTGCCGATTGCTGCCGCAGCTGGATCCCATGCAACACGTGCTACTGGATCTGTAGCCTTTGAAATTGCTTTACCAACTTTTGATTTGCTGGCTGCTTGCTGCAATGAACCTTCTGATCCAAGTGTTGATTTTATGCCAGGAATATAATCTCTGGCAATGTCAGCGCCAACAGCTGCTAATCCAGCACCAGGTAACATACTTGCTGCACCTAATCCAGCGCCAACATAATCTCCAGCACGAAGTCTATCGGCAGCATAACCTGCGCCGAGAACTGTTCCAAGAACGGGTACTGCTCTAGCGAGTTTGCTGCTCTTGAGTTTGCTCCAAGCACTTGGTTTTGCTTGAGCAGGTGCTGTTCTTGCTTCTGCAAGACTCATTAAAGAAACAGCATAAACTAGTTGTTCTTCATTTAAATCTGAGAAATAGTTATCAAGTTCTTCATCTGACAACTCATTAATAGCAGAAACAAATGCATCTGATTCATTGACAATGTTTTCATAGGAATCATCATCAAGCTGTTCAATGTTTTGATTTGTTTGATTGACAATTTCTTCTAGAAGAACATTAAAATCATTTTGTTTTACTGATTCGGCAACACTACGGGCTGCACCAAATCTGTTGCGCAATGCAAGTAATCTTTGTGCTCCAGCTGGAGGTGTTTGCGGTCTTGGAGCTGCAGCAACTCTTTCTTCTGGTTCATCATCCGCTGCTGCTGTGGCAACATTATCTTCTGCACCACCTTCGTCACCACCTGCTGCTTGTCTTCTTGATTGAGCAAGTGCGCTAAGACCACCGCTTACTGAACCTAATGCTGTATTTTTAATATCTGCAGATCTGCCGCCAGCAAGTTTTGTTGAAGCAACGTCGCCAACCAAATTACCTAGCGTGTTTGAGCCAGTTCTCGCTGCTACTGCACCGCCGAGTCCACCGCCAATAGATCCAGCAGCACCACCGATAGCACCTTGTTTGAAACTGCCACCTTGCAATTTTGACATCACGCCGCCCTTGAGTGCTTCTTTACCAGCAGCCAATGCGCCTCTGCCAAGAACTGTTGAACCGAGTTTGCCAACTCCAGCACCTACTGCTTTACCGAGTGCGCTACCTGCAATCTTTGAACCAATGCCTGAAACAGCTTTACCAAGTGCAGTACTTGCGAGTTTTCCACCAAGTTTTGCTGCGATACCACCAACACCTGGAAGTGCAAATGATAGTGCTGTGCTCAATAGTGGATTTTTGAGAACTTTACCAGCAACTTTACCAACAGCCTTTACACCCTTTTTGAGTGCCTTACCAATTTTCTTTAAGAACTCAACAAGATATTCTTCGTTGAGAGAAGAAAGTTGAATTGCTTGAATTAATTCTTCTTCAGTTAGATTTGCGACATAGTTATCGAAATCTTCCTCAGAAAGTGTTTGCATTTCTGTGATGAAGTTTTGTGATTGCTCTTGAATTGAAGCAAATTCTTCATCTGTGAATTGTAGTTCACCAAATTCTGCGATAACGCTTTCGGCAACTAGATTGATAACATTGTCTTCGCCAATTTCTTCAGACAATGTTTCTGCAAATTTCTCGTTTACTAGATCTTCACCATACTCAGCTGTATATTCTTCCATAATGCTATGGAATACATTTTCATCACCATATTCTGCGATGAGGCTTTCAAGAACCATTTCTGCGCCGTGTTCTTGAATTAGTTCTTCCATCAACTCGTTTTCGTCTTTTTCTTCAGATTCCATTTCTTCTGATTCGTCGCCTTCTTCAGCTTCACCCTCACCAGACATTGGTGACACGGTTTTCATTGGCTCAGCAGGCACTCCTGGACGACCTGGTTTTGGAGAAACATTTACAAGACTTGAACTTGCAGATCCAATAGGAGTTACTGCGCCTGTAGTCATTTCACCGCCAAGGTCAACAGCAGTCTGCGCAACTGTAGCCATTGGAACTGGTTCTTTGCCAGCAGCTGCAACTGATGCTGCAAGAATTTCTGCTGCCGATTCATGTAATGTTTTATGCGCCATTTATAACTCCTGACGAGGTATTATTATTTATAAAACTTATAACTTTGACAAAAAGTTCTCGAAGATCTTTAAAGAGATGTCATCAAGCTGCTTTTGTTTTGCTGTCTTAATTTCTTCATAATATGCATTGACATCAAGCTCTCGTACTAATCCGTTATCCCAAATCCACTCCTTTCCTTCCATGATTCCCTGTACAAAAGCACCAGGAGCAGAAGGATCTGCAACGATATCGGCTGCTGTAGCCAGGTAAAAGTCTGGTTGCACGATATTTGTACCGTTTACATTCTTCAAAGAACCCATACCGCGTGAAGATACTCCAAGAGTAGCCCCTGCTTCCATAAGATTCTTTGCGATCTTACCCATAGGCGTATCAAGAACTTTTGCTTTACCTTCAAAGACGTTTCCGTTCTTTGTGATATTAGTAATCATATGAGAGACGCGCTCTAGATTAATCGTAGGAGACTCTGGGTGACCAAGTTCGCCGAATGCACGGTTCTTATCCACATATTCCTTCATATAACGATTTACTTCGTTTTCGAGAACGCTAACTGGATATGAACGTCCATTACGGTTCTTTGTCTCAGCGACAAGAAATGGACCTTGAATATAAAGTGTCTTAACACCGTTATTTTCTTCGGTGATATACTTTACTTCTTCAACTGTTTCTGTAATAAGTTTCATGTTTCTATTCCTTTAATCCAAGAGAGGCTCTTCTTCTCATTGATCTTTTTCTTTTCATAAGAGCACGAGCCATCTTTGCCTTTCTTTTAATCTTACCACGACGTTGACCACGCTTTCTGCGAAGTCTTTCAGCCATTGACATACGTTTTAATTTACCGCCACGAATGGTATAACCTTTCACAGCAGAAAGTCTTTTTCTTCTTTGTACCTTACCACCGCGCACACGAGCCTTTACAATCTTTGTTCTACCCTGACGCATAACGTTTGGATTGCGACTTGCTTCATCGAGTTGATCAACTTCGGATTCTTCTTCTGTTGCAGACTTCGAATGAAGCGCATCATGAGCGGCGCGAATTGATTCTGGTGTTTTCAGCAGTTCAATACCACGTTGACGGCTTAATGCACTTCTTTGTTGTTCTAGATCAAATGCACGACCCAACTTCTCTGCTGCGCTCATACGGCGAGCTTCGCTCAAATCAACAGTTGCGTTGATAGCAATTGCTTTCTTATAAAGATCTAGTTTAGCAGAAGCAATCTCGTTCAATCTAGCAGCAATGCCTTCTTGAATGTTTGCTTTCGACATGTATTCTTTCTTTTCTCGCGATTTTAAAATTCTTGGATTTAAGTATTGCATCAAAGCGATTCTTTTTTCTTCTTCATGATCAAAAAGTTCTTTATTATTCTCTTCATCCTCACCATCATTATCTTCTTCATCATTTATTTCTGGCATTTCAGCTTTCTTTTCTTCGTCAAATGCGCCTTTCTTTTTCATCTTTAAAATTTTATCAGCGAGTGTGTCTGTTGATTTGATTCCAAACTTTCTGTTTTCGATATTTTGACTGTTTGCGCCTTTCCCTTCCTCATAATCGGAACCATAACGATCTTCATATTTTTCGTTAATATCGTTACTCATCTTTAATTAACTCAACAAATTGAATAATACGATTAAATGTATCTGCATTTTCTAAAAGCATGTCGACCATCTTATCTTGATTTTCTTGGCTTAAAGATTCAAAAACATTTTGTAAGGAATTGATTGTATTTTGGTCAAGATAAACTTCTTCACCAGTTGTAAATGTAAGGATAGAATAATCACCTTCTTCTTGTAAATGCATTGCAGCATGATCATCACGCAATGATTGTGGCGTTTTCATGTCTGGTAAATTGCGATATAATGCTGCAGTTTTTTCTGATGAGATATCTGGATTTTGCGTTACTTCTCTGCCTACTCTTTTAATTGAAGGGTCATTATTTGATAATCCTTTGATATAAGCATGTGCACCAAGTTGTCTCAAAAAATTTCCTTTTGATTGTTTATTTTGTTGCTTTACAATACCTTCGTTTAATCTTGCTGATGTTGGTGCGATGCCAGTAGATGGCATGCCAGCATAATTTACGCTTGTGAATCCTCTTCCCATTGCATCATAAGGAACAGTAAATGACAGACCATATTTGTTATCAGTATACATTGCTACTCTTTGTGCATTTGGAAACTGACGAATGGCTTGTCTCTTTAAGATAAGCATTGCAGGTGGTTGAAATTCTTCGTTTAATAATTCTTCGTTTAATTTTTTTACTGATTTTTTACTTGTTGTTGCAACATCACGAACAATTTTTTTAATCTGATTGTCTGATGCATTCACAATTGCACTGATTGGAACTACTCCACCAACCATTGTCACTGCATCACGATGCTGCTTTGATAGTCTTTTAAGAACATCATATTGTGATGATTTTGGATTACTTCTTGTTGTCTTAAGATAATTCAGAATTGCGCGTGAACTCGTGCCTGCTGAGACAGGTAATCTCAGAGCATTTGTAATATAAGAAACTCTTTGTGAAACTACTCTTTTTAATTCTGTGTTTTCACGAGCTTCTTCTAATGTTTCTGTATTTTCTTCGTTATTCTGTTGCATCTACTGTTTCTGTTGCTACTTCTGCTGAACTCATTTCTGTTGGAGCAGAAATTAAATTAGAAGCGATTTCAACTTTTTTAACTTCTAATGCGTTAGCAACCTTTGATGCGAGAGCACCATTAAGTGCTTCGCTGGCTGCTTCCACATCACTAGAGAAAATTGCATTTAATAATGATTCGCTATTCATATTATCTCCAATATTTAGATATTTATTGTTGCGCAGCAGCTTGTTGTTCTGCTGCAGCTTGTTGCTCTAGAGCTGCCGCTTCTTCTGGCGTTGCTGCAGCCATTTCAGGTTGTTGTGGAGCGTATTGAGCCTGAATCTGCATTAATTGCTGATTCATAATCGCCTCATCTTCAGCTTTTCGTAAATTGTCTTGCTGTTCTTCAACGCGCTCTTCTTCAATTTGAGTCTTAATCCGTTCAATTTCTTCTTCATCCAAGTGAAGAACATTCTTCTGAACCCATGCTTTTGAGAAATATCTTCCTGTAAACTGTTCGACCTGCATAAGAAGTTGCATTCTAGCAGCTGTTAGATCTGCATCTCTTAACTCAGAGAAGTTATTATCCTTGAGGAAGTCATAGTGAATCTTCTCGCGGAGTTCCTTCCATTCGTCGACAGAAGCAATACCCTTGAGAGCAAGCTGACGTTCCATAAGTTCATCGAATAGAACTGTAAATTTGGAACGGAGTTTTTCAATAAATTTATTGAATTTCACTTCATCACGTGTAATTTCTTGTGAACGACCAAGCATGAAGCCTTGTCCTGGCTCCAAACGAGTGATTGGAATATTCAATGACTTATAAAGTTTCTGCTCAAAATACTTAACGTCAGCCATCTCACCAAGATTTTGTCCTGGTGGGAGCGTCGTGATTTCTGTTGACTTACCTTCACCGCGACGTGGAATCCAGAAGTCTTCCATGATTGACATGAACTTACGATCGTCTTTAACTTCACCAGTTGTTGAGTCATAGACAACCTTGTTGCGGAACTTTGTCATGAAGTCACGGAGATATTGATCTGCCTTGATACGTGGCATGTTACCAACGTCAATATAGAACACGCGACGTTCTGGGGCACGCGATAGACGGTAGATTACAACAGCATCTTCAACCATGCGTAATTGGTTTAATGGCTTGATGGCTTTGTGCAGATAACCCAAAACCATCTGACGTTTTGGATCTAACAAACCAGAATTCACATTGACGATTGCATCAACTGCAATCTTGATTGCACCGTCGCCAATGTTGCTGACTGTCTGATTGCCTTGTGTGGATGATTTGTCATTAAACAAATAAAACTCTTGCATACCAGCGACAACTTCAGCGCCAGTACGTGGATCTTTTTTCTTATTTACAGTGCGAACTTTTTTGATCTTTCGAGGATCAATATATACGAGCTCTTGAATACCAAGTTGTGGTTGTGTTCTATCAACTAAAACTTGAAAAAATAATCTTCCGTCAATATACCAGTCTCTGAAAAGACCAGAACCATCGTTGGAAAAATTTAGAAGTTTAATAACGTTTTTAAATTCTTCGCGAATTGCGTCTTTGATTTCATCTGGCTGATCTAAATCATCAAGAATAATTGATACTGATTTACCAGACTCATCGTGCACAATTGACTCATTGATGATTTCGTCGACTGCGGATTCAAGTTCTGGTTGCAATGCCATTTCGCGATAACGAGAGATCAGATCTGCTTCGTTTTTAAAACTGGCTTCAAGGTCTAGATATGTTCCAAAATATCCACCAGTGCCAATTTCCATCGCTCCATCATCACTGACTGGCGGCGTGATTTGCGGTTGGATATCTGTTTCTGGCTTTTTGCGTACAAGTTCAAAGCCAAATAAATTAATACCTGCCATATTTTACTCCATTATAACAAAATCAAATTGAATAACAAATTTATCGAATTTTTGGTTCTGGTTTAGGCTTCGCAGAAGTAGGTCTCACAGGTCTAGGATTCACATTTCTACCAGAACTCCTGGAATTTACTTGCGAAAGTCCAATTGGTTTAAATTGATACGATGGCTGAGTGGTGCCAGGAATCTGCGGCGTTGATCGCGATGCACTTGATGGTGTTCTACCACGAAACTGATTTCTAAGATCTTTAACAGCACGTACAGTTCCTGTTACTGAGCGAACTGCACTTGTGATATTATTGATTTTGCGAATGAAATTAGTGATGCTGCTCATTCTGAACTCTTATTATAGAGTTAGCGCGTCTGGCGAAGTCCAGTATTGATATGAGAATGTTACAGCATATTCTTCGATTGTATCATTTGCATCCCAGCTGACATCAATAGGTGAAATATCTGTTGGGAACATATCAATAAATGTATAAGACTTAATGATATTTCCTTGTTTGCCGTATTGATAGACCTCTGCATCAAATGCATATTCAGCATAGAATGATTCGGCAAGATTTCCTTCGTGACCGTTCATTCTCCCCATCCATTCTTCCAATTGATTTCTGATAACGAAATCTTCGTCGTTAAGGACAGTGATTGTCCACTCTGGGAAGACTCTATTACCAGCAACTTTTACTGTTCTACCAAAGTAAGGAACTTCAATTGTTGCAATTGTCGAACCTGGTAATTGTGCTGTTTTTGCTGTAAAAGTTAGTTTTTGATCAAACACTGGAATGTTAACTTCAAACAGATTAGGGCGTGCGCCGTCGAATGAAAAATTTCCTTTAAAGTCTGTAATATTGAAAGGCATTGCGTTCTCCTGACTTTAGATTATTTATTAGAATCTTCCGACGACTTCATCAAATGATACACCAGTACGAACTGCAACAAAGTTTAGCTGGATGAAGTTGATGCTGCGGTTTGGCTTGACATAAATGTCACCGACAAACTCATTGCGATCAATTACATCTGACGTGTTGTTTGTCGCATTACATACGACCTTGAAGTCTGTGATTCCACGACGACCCTTCACCGTTCTCAAAAATGGTTCAACAATTGACACGAATTGCGATCTTGTAAATTCATCATTGAATTCGAAGAGTTGTGCCTTGGCAGCACGAGCGATCGCTTTTTCGAGCGTGATAAACAAGCGACGAACATTGATGCGGTCAAATGCACTTGGCTTTGATAGCATTGTCTTGTCGCCAAATAGGATAGTACCCTCACCAGCAAATGACACGACAGGATTGATACCGTTCTTGTAGAGTGTATCTCTGTCTGCTTTTGCAGGATAGTATGCAAGTTTGATAACGTTCTTGATCTGACCACGTGAAGAGCCAGCTGGTGAATACCATGCATCTCTTTCAAGGTCTGTGCGAACACAAAGACCAGCAACGTCGCCGTTGAGTGGCATCCAACGATACTTGTCGTTGTACTTGTCATATTGATACTTCCAGCCGCTATCCATCACAGCGTATGAAGAAGACACATTTGACAATGCATTCTTACGATAATTTACGACAGAATCAGATGGTGTTGCAGAAGTTACATTTGCAAGAGTCGGCGATACGAATACCACGCAGTCCTTGCGAACTTCAGCTACGCTGTTGATTGCATAAAGTGCAGTTGCTGGTTCGGCGTCGCCAGTCATGATAAGTGATACATCAATTAGATCACCATCAATGAACTTGCCATAACCTGTTTGAACATTACCAGCCAATACAACACCGTCTGCACCACCACTGAGTGATGTGGTATGAACAGCAGAGACATTAACTAGTTGAGCAAATGTCTTACCTGCAGAAGTTGTACCCCATGTTATTGCCGTGTTAACAGCATCTGGGTGATCTGTCCAATAGATATATTTTGATTTTCTCCAGAGCACATCCTTGTAAAAGTTTGAATTGCCAACGCTATCTTTTGCGTCAGAAGCCTTTGACAAGAATGGGAATGTTTCAAGAACTGTTCCTGATGTGCCTGTGAAGAGACCATCTTCGTCTACGACAATGATGTGCATTTCATCATTAGCACCACCAACGCTAGAAACGAAAGCAGAAGTTCCTGGAACACTATCAAAGTAACTCTTGTATGCCCATGCATCAAAGTGCGTTTGATTTGTATTTGCCCAAACACTGACTTTGAGTGAGTTGCCAAGTGCGCCAGCATATCTTGCTACCCATGCACCTGCGTTTGCAGTGTTTGAACTGTAATAGTTTGTGAAGTATTCATCTTCATTCTTGATTAAGAATGTAGTATTTCCTGATGTTGTTGCCGTTCTCGTGTTTGAACCGTTCACTGCGCGAACGACGCGAAGGTCGTTTCCGTAGTTTAGAAAGTTTGCGCAGGTGAAGAATGATACTGCTGTGTTATTGTCTGGTTTGCCAAAAACTTCTACTAGTCGAACTTCATTTTCGATTTGTGTCGCAAATTCAGCTGGACCCCACTGAAATGTTCCAGCAAATGCACCAGTAGTTGTTCCTGTTGATGGAACGGCAGTTGTTAAGTCAATCTCAGAAGTAACAACACCAGGAGATAATTGAAACGCCATGTTTATGCTCCTATAAATGGAGAATTAAGAAAATCTACGAAATTATTTAGTAAATTCGGGTTTTTAAGGTTTTTTATTTATAGGTCCCCCATTTACTGTCTTGAACGATGTTCCACACAGCTCCGTCTTGTACAAAAGAGTTGGATCGCTCATCTCCCCCAATAGATGCAATTGGTAAAGGGAGCATTTCATCTTCAATTTGTTGCATTTGTTGTTCGTGAAGTTTCTTTTTAACGTTTGTATCGCTCAACTCTGAGAAGAAGTTTTGACTGGTACACCAAGAGAATAAGACTAAACACATAACGAGGTCATCGTGGCTTCCGCTTGCAGCTTCGAAACTGGTTCCATTTGTAACAAAGGTCGAAAGTTCGGATATAATCTCAAAGTCTTGTATAATCATCTGTTGAGATTCAATCAGATTCTTTAGAACGGAGCATCCTAGACGCTTTACCGACTTCGTGGTTCGAATTCCACGATTTGATTTATTACCATATCCCCAAGTTAGAGCCATCTTACTCTTCATTTCGACACTGGAAAGGATATTCTCGTACTCATAATCATCAAAGAGAGAATCTACAACTTGCTGACCATTATCATTAATTTCGACGAGCGCATATGCGCTGTTATAGTATTCACCAATCTTTTTAATCATACTAGGATAAACGAGTGGACTTATATCGTTATTCTTGTAAGTCGCGACGACTTTATATGGAATCTCAGAAATGTCTAAAACCACGAACGCCGAGTAGTCCAGACCCTTTCCACGACTCGTATCTGCGACGAGCATATAACTCTTTCCAGGGATGGGTTGGTGATAGATTGAGATTCCGCTTTCAGTTTTGTTTAGAGGAGTCACAAAGGCGAGAGACTTTAGACCGCTGGCTGAAATAAGAGTTCCCGACGAACCCATGAATTCACATTCAACTTCCTGGAAATACTTTTGTTCTCCAAGAACAGCTCGCTGCTCGTCTGCCCATTTCTGATCGCGCTCTGGAACCTGTCTCCAGTTGGCTTCAATATGTAAGAATCCGTTTTGATTTTCAACGGCTTCGGTCCACATCTTATAAAAGTGATTCATACCATTTGGGGTAGAAGAAATTAAAATCTTAGATGATGTACCAGAAGAAATCGTAGGATAAACGGAAGTGAAGAATTCTTCTGCGATGTTACTCGGGACGAATGCAAATTCGTCGAGGTATAGTAACGAGATAGAGAAGCCACGAATTGCACTGGATGCCGTAGACGTAGCCATTACACGGCAGTTATTCTCTAATTCAATGTCGCCTTTATTCCAAGTCTTAACACCTTGTTGAATCCAGAGTGGCAATGCTTCATAAGCAATTTTAATACGACTCAAAATTTCGCGTGCAGTTGGTGCTTTGTTGGCAAGAATTGCGACGAATTTATCTTGATTGAAAAGAATATACCAGAGAATATAACCAACAATCATCGTCGTCTTACCAAGCTGACGACCAGCTTTTAGAATCACACGACGGTTTTGATTAATGTCTTCAATGGCTTGTTTCTGAAATGGATAAAGCGAGATGTTGATAAAACCCTTATCAAGTGTGATGATCTTTACATATCGCTCAATAAAATAAATTGGATCTTCTGCACACTTTACATACTCACGGACTTCATCTTCCGTGAGTTGCAATGGCATATTAATTTTCTTTAAATGCGGATTGCCAAGATAGTTTTTGATTCTAGTCTGAAGATTCATTCTTTATTTTCTTTAACAAATCAGCAGTAGAGCCAACAAATACTGCTTTGTCTACAGTAATATTTGTTGGGGCAACTTCTTTTGGTTGAAGTTCTAATTGCTGTTTTTGGAGAATCATAAGTTTCTCTGTGACATCAGAGAGATTCTTAATCATGTTTGCTGCTACTTCATACGCTCTTGGGTGTTGCGATTCTTTCGCAACTTCAAGAATGCCGTCCAGAGCTTCGTTACCTTTTTCGATAAGGTTATAATAATTAGCACGAGAATAGTTAGCGTCAGGATTAACAGCTGATCCATCTGGCTCATGAATAGTAACACTTCTGTTTTCCTCTTTTACCGCAGGAACATAATCAGTGTTTAAAATTTCTGCTAAATTTTTATCTGTTTCGCTCATAAATTATGTAATGTTTGGTGCCGTTTCAATTGACACATCGAATCCAAACGCATCTCCAACGTTTGCAGACAATGGGTCTGGAATAACAGTGATATTATTTAACTGGTAATCTGTTGCTGATCTGTATGTTGATAGATTATAAGATGCATTTGAAACAGCACCTGTGATAAATTTACCAACTTCAAATGATCCAGACAAATCTGAAACAACTAGAGTATTTGAAGTGTTGCTCCATGAAGAGATGAATCCAGTTGCTGTTGCGCCATTAATATTTCTACCTTGATATACAAGCTCGCCAATTTTAAATTCACCTTCACCTGTTGACAACGCAAAACTCTTCGCTTCGTTGCCACCAGTATTATATGCATATGTATTTGCTGTTGATTTGCGAATAATTTTAACGTTACTTTGTGGACCGTAGAGATATCCACGCATTGTGAATCCAAGATTCCACTGTAGCATGCGGAGCTCTTGTGGTGGACCGTCTGATCCACCAGCATTATAGTCAATGCTTTGCAGAATCAATGGTACATCAACTGGATTACCAACACCAACTAGATCTAATGTCATTGTGTAATCAGGATTGAAGTATGGTAAAATTTGCTCAATGATTTGTGTGCCGTCTTCAGTATTACGAACATAAATGTACAACTGAAAACTAAAATTATATGGTGCGAGCGTGACTGCCTTCACCGCAGAATCATTCAGTGCACCATATTGATTCATAAATGGAGAAATTTTACGCGATGTATCATATGCGATACTTGTCATCTCAAAAGACATTCTTGGTAATGTCAACTGCACACGACGATCCAAGTTAGGGTCTTGTGTAATACGTTGATAGAATTTTTCTTTTGTGATGTAGTTTAATGGAACGATAACTCGTTCGATTTCTTGTGTACCTGCAAGGTTGTAGCGATACAATTTGATGTTATTGAACATCGTGCCAAAAGCCACGACCATCTTACGAGTAATTCTATGATAAAAGTGTTGACCTGATAACATGATTAGTTCTCGTCAGATGTACCAAATGGATTGGTTTCAGTCCAATCAAGGATATTGTCTGCTTCGTTTTCAAGCAATACATTCTCTTCGAAATCATCCGTAGCGTTATCTTGTGGATCGCTGCTAGTCACCGTCCATTGAGCACTACTTTCAGATCCTTTAATGACTGTATTCGCAGCAAAAGATCCTTTGATGTTTCGAATGATAAGTTTTCTATTTGGAAGATCCCAACTTGAAACATATCCTTTAGCTGTAGCAGCTGCTAGTGTTGCGCCTTGATAGACAATTTCATGCGTGTCATATGTTCCGCTACCGCCAGCGTTCAATGTGAACTCAATTCCATATGCACTCAAATCAGCGACCGCATCAACCTCTGGAACGCCAGTGTCAATAATCTCACCATTGTATTTGAAGACTTCTAGATTTAATCCGTACATGTATGGCGCGAATTTACCAGCCTGGAAGAAGTTCTTTTCTTCTTCGACGAATCGAATCTCAAGAAGTTTTTGTTGCACAGGCATGAAAATCAAATCACCTTCTTTTGGAACATTGCGCAAAATTGATGGAACATATCTCTCAAATGTTCTGCGGGCAACTGCAACACGCGCTTCTTTCTGAATTTGCAAACCAAACTTCGAGAAGAATTCCTGATTGCCTTCGAAGTCTTGAAACGACTCAAGATACATGTCAATCTTAAATGCTTTTGTATATTTCTTTACTGGATCATCACCAAACAAACGATCTAGTTCTGAGTGAGATTCTCGTGGCAAATAGTAAACATCGATTCCATGATTTTTGATAGATTCAATGATCATGTCCTCGATGAGAATCTGCTCACGAGTTGCGCCTTGATTGTTAAAATAAACACTGACTGCCATATTAGCCAACTATCATCATTGGTGGTTCTTCATGGACATCGCGGAGCTTTGCTTCAAGCCTTTGAACGTCGTCCATTGCTTCGGCATAAATTTGCTGACCGTTGACAACTAATCCACCAGGAAGGGTATAATTCGCATACTTCTTGAGATTGTTACCCCACTGACGTTTGAAGAGCGCAGTGACGTATTCTTTTAACCAAGAATCGTTGAAAATTCTTTCGTACGAATCAATATCAACGATTCGATTTGCTTTGAAGAGCATGAAGTCGCCAGCATCTAATTTACCGTCCCAGTCTTGCCACAAATAAAGGCGATTGGTTTTCTTGTTATAGGTGTATGGAATCTGTCCCGTTATGATCATGTCAAGTGTTGATAGATGCTGACGAGCGATAAAATAATAGGTGTATGACGAGGCTGAGAGGCTATAGAAATCGTTGAGGCGAATCTGATAGTTCACATCGAACATATTGAATTCTGTGCCACCAGTGGAACTTACGGAAGTTCCTGAGAATGGAAAAACCTCTGAGACGCCGATGATATTGTCACACAGTGTGATATACTTGTTTAGAATATCAGCATTCGTGACTTTGTGGGCAAGATACATTGTCTCTGTACCATCGTAATGATAGTCTTGAAACATTTGTAATGCGTCGTCGATTCGATCGTCTAGTTGGTCGTCATCTACGTTGATGTCGATTACTGGAAAGCCTAGATTTCGAAGGCAGAAGTCTTTAAGAGTGGATTTATTGGTAGGTTTTGCCATTTAGAACCTCACATGTAGTTCTATATTTAGTTATTCGACCAATCTACCCTCTCGAGAAGTGTAAGTCTTGTTTGGATCCATGTGAGCAAATTGTTCCCAGTTCGGCTCACCCTCAAGAATTCGTTTCCCAGTGGATTCTTCGCCGATGTGGTTTATCATATTACTTCCATCAGAATTCTTTAATTGAGCACTATACATCTGATGAAAATGATCAAGATAAACCATTATCATTCCCTCGTTAATATTGAATCCCCAATATTCCCTAAATGGATATTCTATGATACTCTTTCGATACAAACTAAAGATAATTGGAAACGTTTTTGTATTTTTAGAATAATAGTATTCCCCAAATTGAACGTCGTTTGATTCGATACAGGAAGGTTTTTCGTGAAAATACCATGGCTGACGTTGAAGGACAACTGAAGCCATCTTTTCATCGGATTCTAAAACACTGATTAAATCGTCTAGTCTTGTAGGATTAATTAACACTACATCATCTTCTTGATGAAGAATATAGTCATAATTCATTCCTTTGAGTGCAATGAAAAACTCAGTCCAGTTTACCGAAAGACCTTTGTTTTCTTTATTGTACCAAACTTTAAATCCATAACGTTTTTCGATAAGATCGAAGATTGCATCATTTCGCGTTCTTGGATAGTCGTCGATGATAATACGATCTACCTGATGGTCGCCATAATCTAAATTCTTGAGTGAATCTAGAGTCGGAAACAGATACCGAATCCGATTACACGAGAAAATTACATGAAGAATTTTCATCAATACTCAGTATTGAAAAAGAAAGTTTGAAATAGTCTTCCGTCTTGAAGACTGCTTCCGAAATAATCTAATGATGCATGATAAAGATTTCCGCGATATAAAACGATACGATTATATTTGTTTGCAACATAGTCTGTCATTTCCCACTTTGTATAATCATATCCATCATGAATTTTTTCGCGTTGAATAAACTCATACTCTCCGCTTTCTTTATGTCGATAAATAGCTGTACCTGACGACAACGGAGCATCTGGAGTGAGATAACAAACGCCAGCCCAAGTGTTGAACTGATCCGCGTGAATCCATGTACGATCTTTTGCAGTGCAAATTTGGAATGCGCCAGTATACCCTGAATCTTCAAACCAATAGGTGATCTTTCCACCAGCATTTTGAATCACATGCTGAATTGATGCCTTTAAATCTTCTGAAAGATACGGTTTAGTCCTCATTCCAGGATAGTTACCAGAGACCTCAAACTTCTGAGAAAGAGCATACTCTCTGACCGCATCTGGATTGCTATAAAAATCGTCGACGATAATAAGTTTTGTTTTCATTTTACACCTAGTAATGCATATATTTACCAGAAACTCCATCCCACCCTGATACAATCCAATCTGTTTCTATGACCTGTTTTTCATACGGTCGCGTCAGATAATATGATAGAGTTTCAATATCGTAATGCTTCATTTCTTCACTGTTCATGAATTGCATTGATGCTTCGTTTATATCTATCATTTTATCTAGATGCTGAGAACCGAATGCATAGAGAACAGTACAATATTGTTTTAATAAATTGTGGTTTTCTATTTTTCTTCGATCTACCATCCAATAGTTCCAAGCATCATTCCACGGAAATTGTAATGGTTTCTTGAAGAAGATTTTGTCGATATTCTGTTCAGTGAACAGTTTGTCATTGAAATCATAGTAAAAGTATCTTCCAGTAGCCTTAATAATATAGTCATAGTTGACAAGTTCTTTTTTAAATTTAGTATAAAATGTGTTGAGTAGCAAATTCTCACAATAACTCTTATTGAGGTGTGTGTTAACTTCTTCAAAAGTCGCATATGAAAGTTCTTTGAGGGAAACGTATTCTACGTTCTTCAAGATTGAGAAATCTGGAAAATATTTCTTGTAATCTGCTGATGTGTCTACAACAATGATTCTGGCATCTGGCAAACAATTCTTTAGGCTATTGATTGTGAAGATCGTATGACGATATCTTTCTTCTGCATCAAATTTTGATCGTGTTTGGCTGTATGTAAATTTACCTTCGCGTGGTTGAATTGAAGAGCCGAC